TTCGAAGAAATGCGGTTGCGTCTCGCGAGGGTTTGCCGGGCTGGTGATGTTTTTGCCGAACAGGCAGCCTTTCGCCGTCAGCGACCAGAATTTTTTAATGCCGTTAATCGCGGAGCGACTGTAACGCTCACGATGTTCAACAACACCCAGCTTTGCTAACTGCTGATACGCCTGATTAGCCGTCATCCGGATACCATGCTGTTTTAACAGCGCGCTCAGTGCCAGCGTCGGGCGGCTTGAACCATCCAGCGCTCCAGCCGGAGCATCAATGGCATATTGTGGCGCCAGGTTAGGTAGTCCCACTGCCTCCTGGAGTTTCTGGCACGCGCCCAGTACCGATGAATTGGACAGGTTTAACTCTTTGCGCATAAAACCCAGCAGAATCACCCCCGCCTGCATCTTATCGGCAGCCATACCAGAAGATGTTTGTGGCGCACTGGTAATCCGATCGAACGTGCGGATCACCTTGAGATGGAAAGACGGGCTGATCCACATTGCATAAGCAAACACCAGTTCTTTGCATACGTATGTACCTTGTTCAGCACCACCGCGAACAGTATTTACTGGAGCGATACCCAAATTTTGGGTATCACTACCGCCCTGAAAAAAGCTAACGGATTGATTTTGTTCCGAGGGTGGAATTCCGCCCTCGGTGAAAAGTTGCTCAATCAGCTCACGGGTTTGCTTATTATCAAGCCAGTACTTCGGACGGTATTTCTGCTCTCCACCCGCAGCCCGGTGTAAATCGTTAAGACAATAGCGCCCATGAGCGTCGCGGCGAACTTCGATACCATCAATGACCATTAAATTATTCATGCTTCTTTCTCCATTTTCAGGCGGCTGCACCCGCCCCTGTTTCAAATTTCGTGATCGTGATTTCTACCTTCCCCTTCGGGAAAACTGGTCCCCACTCCACCAGCATTCTCTTTACCTGGCTGTCGTCCTCCCAGACTCCTGCGTGAGTCAGTGCGTCGAACAGCGCCTTGTTGTAATTGTCCAAATCCCTGATCCGCTTATCTGGCGGATACAGGATGATTTCTACCGCTGCATGGGTTGATGTCGGTTTCGGTAGTCGGCGAAGTTGCTCAATGATGGCGGCACACGTTGCGCTCCGGAATTTGCGTCCCGCCACACTTATCAGGCTCTTTCCGGCAAACGGTCCTTTGTTGGGATGACGCCAGTAAGTGTTCACGCTCGGCGGAAATGGCAGGGTCAGCTTCATACCGCCACCTTCCCGACCAGGCGTTTCGCTTCGCGGTGGATCTGCGCCAGAAACGCTTCGCCACAAGCTTCAAGCTCATCACGCCCGATATAGCTGATCGCTGGCCCTTTCCAGGTTTTATCGAATACAGCGATCGCCCCCGCAAAGAAAGCGCCGGTAGGCACCTGTTTTTCATCTTTCGGGATAAACCATGCCGGCAGTTCGAAACCAATTCGGCCACGAATAAACGCGATATGGTCTGCATCTTCCGGCCACCATACTTCGCTGGTGGCAGCTTTGATCAGGAAAACATAGCGCCCGCCCTTATCCCGCATAGCGCTGGTATGCCTCATGATGTATCGCATACCTGTGATGTATTGCCCTTCATGCTGGCTGGCGCGACTGTAAGGAGGATTACCAAAAGCGGCCCCGTTGAGTTCAGCCAGACGATCCGACCAGTCATGCGCCAGCGCGTTATCTTCCGCTGTGTAATAGTCCTCACATTTGGCGTTTTCATCGTCCGAGAAAAGATCGAGAACAAACGGACCAAACATGGCATTTATGCCCCAGTAAATGTTGTCCGGCGTGCGCCACTGATCGCCGACTTCTTTCAGTTCGTGTGCTGATTTGCTGCGCAGTTCTGCCAGCGCCAGGCAATATTTATTGCTCATTAAGACCCCACATAATTTCCTGACAGATACCACTCACTACCTGATGCAACAGACTTTCTGCTCTTCCGCAAACACCGTTCACGGCGCGCCAGAAAGGCGCTACGTTCCGACGGGATATGACTCTCCCGGAATGCCTCCATCCATACCGTGGCTGCACGACGGAACAACCCTCCCGACTCCAGTGTTTCTGCCTGACGTATCAGATGCATAATCACCTGCGGGTCGTTGGTTCCGACATAACAGCTCCGCACAGGTTTAGTCCCGATATCTGGCTCCTGATCCGGCTGTATGTCTGTCTCAAGAGCAAAATGCCTGCGAGTTTTACCTTCAAAGCGATGAGCAACACGCCCGCACTGGCGTAACTTACTTGTCGACTGCAGGACGCTTTTACGCGGGAAATCTGCAAAAGCATTCGCTATATCGCCGGAAGTACATCCCGGATGGGATTCAATGAATTTCTGAACGTCTCCCATAAGACTCATATCACCCCCTGAACCCTGTCGGGATCTGGCTGTAATCCACATTCCCGTAGCTGGATTTGAACATTGGATCTTCACGGTTTTCGAAACGTCCGCCGATGGGCGTGGACAAACGCAATGACAATTCATCCCACTTTTCCCGGAGCTTTGAGGGGCTGAGAATGTTACGGCACCAGAACGGATCACGGCTGACCCGGCTGTACATTTCGCAGATCTGTTTGTGGGTACGCCCGTCCTGAGCACACATCAGGCGAATTTCATTTGCCCAGACGGTCCAGTTAGGTTCCTTCGGACGAACCAGCTCGCCGTCACTCTCCGCAGCCTGTTCGTACAGCGCGATGATTTTTTTCCAGATCCACTGAGCGCAGGTCAAATCGTCCTGCGCTCCCCACTGACGCTTTTTAGGGCTGAACACAGCGGCATCCGGATGACGGGTTAAAAACTCCTGGTCTGTCATCTGCTGGTCCGGTTGCGAAGCGTCCGGACAAGAAAGGGTTTTATTACCTTGTGGATCTTGTTTTGATTTTACTGACGGATCCCCGCCAGATTCTGACGGGTCAAAACCGCCGTTTTTGCCAGATTTCGACGGGTCAGATTTTGATGCGTCAGATTCTGATGGGTCAGATTTTGACTGGTCAGGATCTGACAGGTGAGCAAATGCAGCCGCCTGCAGCTTTGCCACATTTAGCTGATAAACATTGGAGGCATTACGGTTTCCCTGACGTCTGGCTTTACGTGATAACCAGCCGTCAGCTTCCAGTTTTGCTATCGCCGTTCTGACTGTACTTACCCCGGCCCCAAGCTGACGAGAAATTGTCTCAATGGATGGCCAGCAGACCCCTTCGTCATTGCTGAAATCAGCCAGGCGAGCCATGATAGCCACACTGGATAATTTCATTCCCGAAGCTGCACAGGCATCCCACACATAGCCTGTTAATTTAGTGCTCACGCTCGCCCCCTATTTCCCTGAACTTGCGCTGGAATTGCTCGAGCGGGCTAAAGCACTCATGTTTATATCCTTGCCGCAGATAGATAACGCGTTGTGTTTCCGGTTCCCAACGGATAACCCGGACTGGGACGCCACGGTGATCTTTGAACCATCGGTTAAGTTTTCGCATGAGAGTTTCGCCCTCCGGTAGAACACCCCCACAATTCCTTTAGCTCTACTGTGGTTACAGGGAACCCAACGACCTGATACCATCCGCTCATACCGAAACAACGGGAAACCAGGAACAGGGATTCCCCGTAGTTGCGGTAATCGGTTATTTACCGTTAAACTGTTCATGCGTTGGTTTTCTCCATAAAATTTGACGCCACGGCGCCCGGAGCTGCACACTCGCGGGCGTCACCCTTTTCTGGCACGCAAAAAACTCTGTATACCAGTGTCGAATGCTGTTGCAGCTTTGCGATCGCCTGATACAACTCCTCATCAATCACGGCTTTTTCATGTGGCTCAATAACGCCATCTTCGATAGCCACCCTGATTTGCTGGGAATAACTGGTGATCTGCTCAATCGCTTCCAGCAGGCGCTGATTAATATCTGCGTTATCCACTTCCTCCATATCTGCCAGCGGAACAAAAACGCCACCTGATGCCCTGGCTACTGAATGTGCCAGGTGATAGGTTCCTCCGGCACGTTGCAGTACCAGCGCCCACCCAATCGGGAAGATCTGATCACCACCAGTACGCAGGCGGTTAAACAGAGCATCTTTGGTGACATCCAGCCATTCCGCAGCTTCTTCATAACCGCCATGCAGACTGGAAATCGTCTTTTTAATCGCAGCCACCAGCCAGCGGGGCTGCTTTTCAACTTTCCATTCAGGTTCATGTCCCACGGATCTACTCCTTCTGCTGTGGTACTAATTCATTGAGGCTTTGCTATTGTTTTGAATAAATATCCGGGCGAAGATCTGATTTTGTAATTTCTCCGGCGGTTTCTTCCTCAAGTTTTTTTGCTAAGGAAAAACCCGCTTTTTTGTATCCGTTAAAAACCAGACGCAAATAGCCCGTAGTTGAGCCAACATTGCCAGCCAATTTGCACTGTTGCTCTTTTGTTAAAGAGTCCCAATACTCTTTCATAATATGTACCTCCGATGTACATATTACACGAAAAACATGAACCATCAAGGTACTTGTACCAGCAAGGTACACGTTGTTTAATTTCTTAATGAAAACTATCCAAGAGATAAGGCGTTTAAACGCCAGAAAATTGAGAGATGGTGTCGGTGGGAATTCTTTTTTTGCCAACATAATCGATCGTGAACCCACCCAAACCAGTAGGTTTATGGGGGAAGGTGCCACCAAAAATATTGGTGACGCTATGGCTCGGCATATTGAAAAGTGCTTCGATTTGCCGCAAGGATGGCTAGATCAGGAACATCAAACAACTAACATTGCAAAAAATCCAGATGTTTCAGATACTAGCAGACAAATTACTATGGTACCTGTTATATCCTGGGTGCAAGCAGGAGTATGGACCAAAGTCGGTTACGCTGAGGTAGATTTGAGCAGCACAGAGACATACCCTTGCCCTGTTCCCTGTGGACCAATGACTTATATTTTACGTGTTATTGGTGATTCGATGATTAATGAGTATCGACCCGGCGATATGATTTTTGTAGATCCAGAAATCCCGGCTATTCATGGCGATGACGTCATCGCGCTAATGCATGAAACAGGTGAAACTACATTTAAAAGACTTATTGAAGATGGAGGTCAGCGGTTCTTAAAGGCATTGAACCCTAATTGGCCGGAGCCATATGTCAAAATAAATGGCAATTGCTCAATCATAGGAACAGTTATTTTTTCTGGAAAACCAAGAAGATATAAAAACAGACCATAATGTAAAATGGTAAAACCTGCTTCGGCAGGTTTTTTTACACTTGACAATGTACCCCAAAGGTACATAATGTACCCAACAGAAACAGCGAACAGGCAGGACGCCCACGAAGTAGCAGCCGGTGGCATACGAATGACCGGATGATTCGCTGAAAGGTGTCTTCGGGAGGGGTTGCGGAACTGGATTGACCACCAGCAACAGATAACTCAGCCGACAACACGGAGCCGTTTAACCCACGGCGTCGGAGTGTAAATACCGTAGGGGTTGTACCGACTGGTCATCGGTGCCCCGCCCGAAGATACCTGTAGCCAGTGCAAGCGATATTCTGGCGGCCCGTTCCATTACGTTAGCGGAAACCGCCAGCTTTTTCAGAAGAGCAACAGATAAGAGTTTTTCCGCGCGGTAAAGCGCTTCTGTAAGAAAGAGAACTCTTATCGTTGTGGTGAATGCGGCTCAGCGCACGCGGGAAAGGTTGAAGCTGACAGTCGATCCTCTGTAGTTAAGCACCCGTCTGGCGTGCAACCTTCGCCAGATACCGGGAGGCACCCGGCACCACAACGTTATTGCTGTGTGAAGTCTTGTCGGCGTCCGGCTCTTCCAACAACAGGAGGAAGGCGACAGTGTTCTGCCGTGACGCCGACCTTTTTACACAACAGAAAAGAGCATCTCCGCGCGACGGGCTCATTACCCAATCCACCCGGAAAGCTGTTACAGCAGGTGCTCTTTTCTGTTTTGTGGAGAAACCAACTGGCGGTGGCAACCGCCATCTTGAGGGGTTAACGATGAATGATGACCGCATGACCGTAGTGCCCGACTTTCTGGGAGAACTGGATGCCGGCGTGTTCATGAACAAAATCGCGGCAGCGCTGAATACTGTCGGATTAGGCGTTCTGAATAACGGCAATAAAGGCAAGGTAGTCCTCACCTTTGATTTTGAGCGCATGGGAAATTCAGTCGAAGAGAAGCGCGTCAAAATTAAACACAAGCTGCAGTACAGCACTCCGACGCCGCGCGGTAAAGCGTCAGAAGAGGACACAACAGAAACCCCAATGTGGGTTAACAAGGGCGGAAAGCTCACCATACTGCAGGAAGATCAGGGTCAACTGTTCAGTATTAAAGGCACTACTGACGGAAAGCTTAAAGCGGCCCAGTGAACCGCAGCTAACCAATTCACTGCCACCACTTCGATCATTAGTTAATAAGGAATTTTTATGTCTCAGTTAGACAGCGGCACTTTTCAGCAGGTAAAAGACCTGGTCCTTTCTGGCTATCACCTGAACGATATTCAGGGGCTGGCTTGCCCGACAGCATTATTACCTGCCGGAACAGGTGTTGAAAGCCTCGAACGCTTTGCTCTGGAGCGTTTCCGCTTCCGCGGCGCCATGACTACCACCAGCATTGAAGACTTTGTCCGTTATTCAAAGGGCTATGCCAGTGCAACCGAAAAAGCACGCTGCTTTATTGATGCTGACCATATGACAGCTCGCTCAGTTTTCAATATTGGTACGCTGGATAACCCCGGTCATGCAGACAACGTTGCTTCTATCACGCTGAAACAGACTGCACCATTCCGCGCCCTGCTCCAGATCAACGGGGAACGCCTGAAACAAAAACAGATCGCCGAATGGCTTGAAGACTGGAGCGATTATCTCCTGGCGTTCGATTCTGACGGTAACACAATGCAGATTTCACAGGCTGCCCAGGCTGTTCGCCGCATTACGATCCAACAGGCAACCCAGCAGGATCATGAAGATGGCGATTTCAGCGGTAAGAAATCCCTTATGCAAAGCATTGAGGCCAGCAGCAAAAACGTTATGCCGGTGGCTTTTGAGTTCAAATGTGCTCCATATGAGGGTCTCGGAGAACGTGAGTTCAGCCTCCGCAACAGCCTGCTGACCGGTGATGAACCTCGCTTTGTTCTGCGTATCGTACAACTGGAAGCGCAGGAAGAAGCGATCGCCAATGAATTCCGCGACCTGCTTATCAGCAAATTCGACGGTGAATCAGTAGAAACGTTCATCGGTAACTTTAAAGCGTAATTGCTCTGCATTAAATCCCCGGCGCCGCGGGGATTTATTGAAGTGTAATTCTGTTAATTATCGCCACCCGGCGAGGGATTCGCACACCCAAAATTCACGCGGTGCAGCGCGAAATAAATTATAAGGAGAACCAACGATGAGTTTTATTCAAACACTTTCAGGTAAACAATTTGATTATCTCAGCGCAACTATTGACGACATTGATATTGAAGATATCGCCGTGGCGCTTTCCAATATTTGCCGCTTCTCCGGACATCTCCCTGAATTTTATAGCGTGGCGCAGCATTCCGTACTGTGCAGCCAGCTTGTATCACCGGAGTTTGCCTTTGAAGCCCTGATGCACGACGCAGCCGAAGCGTATTGCCAGGATATCCCTGCCCCATTAAAAGCGTTACTGCCTGATTATCGCGAGATTGAGAAACGTACCGATCAACTGATCCGCTTTAAGTTTGGCTTGCCACTGGAAGAAGCCAGCGTAGTGAAGTATGCAGATCTGACCATGCTGGCAACTGAACGCCGCGATCTGGATATTGATGACAGTATTCCCTGGGTAATACTGGAAGGTATCCCCCCGACAGATTTATTCGAAATCTACCCACTTCGCCCCGGTCAGGCTTTCGGCCTGTTTATGGCCCGCTTTAATGAACTGATGGAGCTACGGCAATGTGCTGCATGAAAGATAAAGAGTCTGTAGTGAAGGCAATCAGATCAAGACGTTTGTGGGAGCGCGTTGAAGGCGGTGCAGCATGACAATCGACAAGCAGGCGCTACGAGAGCGCTATTCACCAAAACCTGCACCTGAATGCCATATTTGCGGCAAAGAAATGACAGTACAGCGAATTTCCTCCAGTCGAATTACCTATGGCTGTACAGGAGCAACCTACGACGACAATGGATGCCACTATACAGAAGGCCGTAGTATCGCGGATGACCACTACAAGCAATCACGCGTCACCATAGTCGATGTGAGTGACCCGAATGTGCTGGCGCTGCTGGATGAGCTGGACAGCGCCAACGGTTACGTCAGCGCATACGAGGCTGAAAAATGGCATTACCACGGACTGGCTGAGTCTGAGGGGGAGCGGGCAGACAGAGCAGAAAAGCGCGTGGCCGAACTGGAATACATCGCGACTGATTACGGTGTGAAATTTCAGAAAACACAGGACGCGCTGAAACATCAGGCGCTGTTGCATAAATCGCAGATGGAAGCCGCAGAAAAGCAAGTGGAAGAATTAACGATGTGGGTTAAACGACTGGCCAATTCACTCAGAAACACCAAGCCGAACAGCAAGTTATACGGTGCCGCAATGGACTATTTGAGCCGTAAAGGATTAATCAGTGTGGAGGATGTATTGAGATGACCACTATTACCAAAGAATGGCTACAGCAAACTATCGCTGAATTTGAAAACACTCGCGACGATATTCCGTTTGGTCTCGACGATGATGACGCCAAAATTTTGTTGGTGCTGAAGCGGGCGCTGGCATCGCTGGATGCTGAGCCCGTGCGATACCTGAATAAATTTTCCGGTACATGCGTGACGTTAGAGCAGCAGTCAAACGCTGCAGATGATGTTACCGTGTATATACCGCTCTACACAGCACCGCCAGCGCCGGTAGTGCCGGAAGAGGCTTACAGCGACGACTGCCCTGACTTATACGCCAGTCAGCCGGAAGCTTGGGCTGCTGGCTGGAACGCTTGTCGCGCTGCCCTGCTTCATGGTGCCGAACCTGTAAGCCAAACTTACGAGTTGCCACAAACGCAGTTTGAGCAGGTTGCTGACCTCTACGAAATGCAATTTGATGATGGGCGCACCTGCGCATTCCACACAGATGGTGCAAAAGCTGCTCAGTAGTTGCTCGCATGCGATGGTAATAAGGTGCAGGAATACGTCAGGCTTGAGCGCTATCATGAGGCTCTTATTGGCAACTCTCCGGTAATTCCGGATGATTGGGTTATGGTGCCGAAGAAACTAACTGCTGAGAACGGTGCCAAGAGTTTGCTATCCGGTGAGTTTTTAGAAACTACGTTTATAAGCTGTCCTGAATGCTTTTCCGACGAAGAATGCGAAAGCTGCGACGGCAGCGGGCGAATTAAAATTGAGGCTCCTGTCAGCTGGACGACGATTAAGGCTATTTGGAAAAAAGGCGTTGAACATTTTCGTAGCAGCACCGCAACAGGGGACAACTAATTTATGAATAACTTGATGATCGACCTTGAAACTATGGGTAAAAAACCTAACGCGCCTGTTGTCTCCATCGGTGCTGTGTTCTTCGATCCGCAAAGTGGTGAAATTGGACCTGAGTTCTATACCGCCGTTAGCCTTGAAAGCGCAATGGAACAAGGTGCCGTTCCTGATGGCGATACCATTCTATGGTGGTTAAGACAAAGCCCGGAAGCGCGAGCGGCTATTTGCGCTGATGCAGTATCTGTTACGACCGCGCTTATTGAGTTCAATGACTTTATCACCTGTCACGCCGACGATTTGAAATACCTGAAGGTATGGGGTAACGGTGCCAATTTCGATAACGTTATCCTGCGTGGCGCTTTCGAACGTGCCAGCCTCCCCTGCCTGTGGAATTACCGGAACGATCATGACGTCCGCACGATGGTTACTTTGGGTCGTGCAATCGGCTTCGATCCCAAACGTGACATGCCGTTCGAAGGCGATATGCACAACGCGCTGGCTGATGCCAGGCATCAGGCGAAATACGTTTCAGCTATCTGGCAGAAACTGATCCCGCCCACCAGCAACAATATCTGATTTAAACCGGGTGCAGCCGGTTAGATGGAGAAGCAACTCATGAGCGATCGCTTCCTGACTGAGGAGGAACTGGAAGATGCTACAGGAGCAAGCCAGAAGTCACTCCAGAAAGAAGTATTAACGCTGAACGGTATTTATTTTATAGAACGCCGGGACGGTTCAATCAGAACAACCTGGTATCATATAAATCACCCAGTTTCGCGCCTTCTTCCACCAGCAGGGTATCAGCCTGTACCAGGCATGAATTTTGACGCTATAGAGAGTTAACATGGGTCGCAAACGTGCGCCCGGTAATGAGTGGATGCCAAAGGGTGTATTCTTTCGCCCTTCTGGTTACTACTGGAAACCGGGAGGATCAACAGAAAATATAGCTCCAGCTGATGCAACAAAAGCTGAGGTCTGGGTGGCTTACGAAAAAAAAGTTGAGGGTAGAAAAAACAGAATTACATTCACACAATTATGGCGAAAATTTCTTGCCAGTGCCGATTATGCTGATCTGGCCCCAAGAACGCAGAAAGATTATCTGGCACATGAGAAATATATACTTGCCGTATTTGGTGATGCCGAAGCTAAAGCAATAAAGCCAGAACATATCCGGCGTTATATGGATGCCCGTGGGCAAAAAAGCCGTGTCCAGGCGAATCATGAACACAGCTCTATGTCGCGCGTATTTCGTTGGAGTTATCAACGTGGTTATGTTCCTGGTAATCCTTGCGTTGGTGTGGATAAGTTTCCTAAGCCTCAACGCGATCGATATATTACCGATGAAGAGTACAGAGCGATATATAATAACGCAACGCCAGCCGTCAGGGCTGCAATGGAAATAGCTTATTTATGTGCTGCCAGAGTTTCTGATGTATTGAAAATGAACTGGAATCAAATACTGGAGAAAGGAATTTTTATTCAGCAAGGAAAAACCGGAGTTAAACAAATTAAATCCTGGACAGATCGCTTACGTGATGCCGTTGAAATATGTCGTGAATGGGGAGAGGAAGGCCCTGTTATCAGGACTATGTATGGCGAGCGTTATTCTTATAAAGGATTTAACGAGGCGTGGAGAAAGGCGCGAAAGGCTGCGGGGGATGATCTGGGACGTCCTCTTGACTGCACTTTCCACGATCTAAAGGCAAAGGGGATTTCAGACTATGAGGGAACGGCGAAAGACAAGCAGAAGTACAGTGGCCACAAAACCGAATCCCAGGTTCTTGTTTACGATCGCAAGGTGAAAATGAGCCCAACCCTGGACAGGAAGCGTTGAGCTTTTCGATGTGCGCCAGTAAAAATTCTGGCGTTTTTTTCTCACCGAATTTTCTCATTTTTTCTCAACGTGATTTTCATCACTATAAGAAAATCACGTAAGTGCTTGAATAGTGGCGGAGAGAGAGGGATTCGAACCCTCGGCGGAGTTACCCCCGCAACGGTTTTCGAGACCGGTCCGTTCAGCCGCTCCGGCATCTCTCCGTATATTGCAATGATGCCAGGTAATTTGGCATTTTAACAGACCCTATTCGGGTAATTTTGTTCAAGTGACGAGTTTACGAGCAAAACGATGATTAAGTGGCCCTGGAAAGCACAAGAAATAACCCAGAACGAAGACTGGCCGTGGGATGATGCGCTAGCTATACCTCTTCTGGTAAACCTCACCGCGCAAGAACAGGCTCGGCTTATTGCGCTAGCCGAACGTTTTTTGCAGCAGAAAAGACTGGTAGCGCTACAGGGATTTGAGCTCGACTCGTTAAAAAGTGCACGTATTGCGTTAATTTTTTGCTTACCGATCCTGGAGCTCGGTATTGAGTGGCTTGATGGTTTTCATGAAGTGCTCATTTATCCCGCGCCCTTTGTAGTAGATGATGAATGGGAAGATGACATAGGTCTGGTGCACAGCCAGCGTGTCGTACAGTCGGGGCAAAGCTGGCAACAAGGGCCCATCATTCTGAACTGGCTGGATATCCAGGACTCGTTCGATGCTTCGGGTTTCAACCTCATTATTCATGAAGTCGCGCACAAACTGGATATGCGTAATGGCGATCGCGCCAGCGGCATCCCTTTCATCCCGTTGCGCGATGTGGCTGGCTGGGAACACGATCTCCACGCGGCAATGAATAATATTCAGGATGAAATCGACCTTGTTGGCGAAAGCGCTGCCAGTATAGATGCCTATGCCGCCACCGACCCTGCAGAATGTTTTGCCGTGTTGTCAGAGTATTTTTTCAGCGCGCCAGAACTGTTTGCTCCACGTTTCCCGGCGCTATGGCAGCGTTTTTGCCAGTTCTATCGCCAGGATCCTTCTCAGCGCTTACGGGTAAGCGCTGACGAAGGCGACTACGGCGAGGAATCCGAACATTAATTCCTCACTTTGTGGGTTAATTAACCAATTGAATTGGCGCGTTAATTTTACTGTTGACACGTTATAGCGGGCCCAGTATTATGCGCCTCGTTGAAACAATTCCTCTGTAGTTCAGTCGGTAGAACGGCGGACTGTTAATCCGTATGTCACTGGTTCGAGTCCAGTCAGAGGAGCCAAATTTAGGGAAGCAGACGTTCACTGACGTCTGCTTTCTGCATTTATATCAACTGATTAACCCCTTCTTCAGGTTCACTCTCGTTTACTAAAAACCACTCGAAGCTATACCCTTTTGCTGGTAAAGCTGGTTCGATTTGCGTTTTACCAGCACGCGGAGGGAACCGTCATGTCACTGACTGATACCAAAGTAAAAAATGCTAGACCATCGGAAAAGGCCGTCAAGCTCGCTGACGGGTTTAGCCTCTATCGATTCAAAATACTGGCAGTCAGGCTATCGCTTCAATGGCAAACAGAAGGTGTTTTCTATTGGGGTTTACCCTGCGGTTTCTCTTGCTGATGCCAGACAACGCCGTGACGAGGCCAAAAGGCTGCTGGCTCAGGGGATTGACCCGAACGCAAAAAACAGGCTGATGAAAAAATCCTTCAGGAAAAGCGCGATAAAACCCGCTCGTCCCGTGTCGTCGCCAAAAGCTGATGCGCCATAATTCTGCCTATGATATTGACGGAAAACTTTTCGCCTGCACCAGAAATTTATCTGCCATTTCCGCTACCGGCGTCAGACTGCCTGTATCAACCATTTTCACAAAATATTTCACGTCTAAAGTTCATTCTACCCCCTGCCCTTAATCTCTACGGCGTTATGTCTCAGAATTATTTGCCAAGTGCCTGCCAGTTTTTCACGTTTCATCAGACGCTGGTACATAGCCATTGCGGTAAGGTCACAGCATTTGACTTGTGCAATTACAGACAAAGTTGCGCCATGCCGGAGCAAAGTAGGAATTAGATCAAAACTTCAACGCTTTGTTGTTTTTGTCAGCAAACAAACGCGCAACCTTATTTCCCCCTTTGACAAGCCGATCGCACATCGTTACTATGCGCCCCGTTCACACGATTCCTCTGTAGTTCAGTCGGTAGAACGGCGGACTGTTAATCCGTATGTCACTGGTTCGAGTCCAGTCAGAGGAGCCAGATTTTAGTTTCGGGACATCCTGGCGAGTCCGGAGACGTTTAAAAAACAAGAAATTATCTTTACCCGGTTGATCTGATAAGGTTTGCCGGGTTTTTTGATATCCATAGTTTTTGGGGCTTAATCGGGGCCTCACGGTTCGTTGAGTAAATGGAGCCCCCTCCTATGGCATTAACCGATACCGCTGGCGGCACGCAGACCGATCCGGGTACAGGAAAACCGTCAGAAAATCCACCCGCCGCTCCCAATAAGCCCACTCCACCGAAAGAAGAAACGCCGCCCGGCGCGCCGGAGAAATACGCGTTCACCGCCCCTGAAGGTCAGGAACTCGATACCAGCGCGCTGGCGCAGTTCGAACCAGTGGCGCGTGAACTGAACCTGACGCAGGAGCAGGCGCAGAAGCTGGTGGACGTCTATCCGAAAGTGCTGGCGGGAGTGCAACAACAGCAAGCGGAGTCATGGCAGAAGCAAACAGAAGACTGGGCTGCGGCAGTTAAAGCCGATAAAGACATTGGCGGTGACAAGCTGGCGTCTAATCTTGGCGCAGCTCAGCGGGCTATCGACACGTTCGGTACCAAAGAACTGAAAGAGTATCTCGATGGTACCTGCGCCAGATCTCTGGTCAATGCTGCACCGTGACGGAAGCGATTCCACCCGGCACCTGTTACCACATCAGCGCCTTTTACTTTACGGGCTGCGGCCTGCAAAGACGTCCGGCTTTGCTGCCGCGTGACCGTCAATCTGCGCCAGAATCCGCGATCTTTCGCGCCCGGCACTCAACCGGTGCGTCACTTTCGTCGCGCAAAGCGACAAAGTGACGCACAACCACTACACCGCGCCATGCCCCTGTTTTCGGGGTTCCGGCGTTCATTCCCGAATCTGACACGCCTTTTTGGGGCCGCTGTCAGCAAGAAAGAAGAGAAAAAGATCGATACCGAGGGGGGGCATGATGCCGCGGAGAATTCCTGCTCACGCAGGCAGCCTGTACCGCGTACAGTCTGAAACTCCCTATACCTCAACAAACTGCCACTCCGGCGTAAAGGTATCGTTCTGGCGCAGCCAAAGAGCATACGCCGGAGACTGTTCGTGTTCTCAAAATCACAGGAGAAGTGTATGGGCAAGTTAGGTGGTGAAATGAAGGCACTGGCAAAGCACTGTGGCGGTAGCCATAAAACGGTGAACGATTGCATTCATATCGTGCAGC